TTCCAACAGTCTTTCCGGTCGAACAAGGTGTGAGAGCTTATCAATTTGCACCTACGCATTATAATCAGGAAGCGCGTTGTAAGATGCAAGCGTTCATGTCACCATTGGTCCATGGTGCTTTCTGCGGTGACGATACCCCAGAAAACATCAAACAGGCAATTAAAGGTCGAATCACAGATTTAAAACAGAACGAACCTAATTTCAATGCATCAATTGATGCCATGATGGATGAATTCGTTAATTTTATCTGTGGGGATGTGCAACTTCACCCATGTGATATTGAGGATGTAGAAAAACACCAAACCAGCGCGCCACAAAAGATCTCCTTACGTCGAGCATTCCAAACAGGAATGGTATACAGAAAGATAGCAAAAGCTTTTCTCAAAAGTGAAGCACAACAAGATGTGAAGGATGGTCGTATTATTACCACGTTTGAAGATTTACAGAAACTCCAGCTCGCCCAATTTGCGAGGCCTGCTGCTGAGCATATGAAACAATTCGCGTGGTATGGGCCAGGAAAGAAGCCTATCGAGATTGCTCAAAGGATGGTTCAAATTTGCGCCGAGGCTGACTTTGTCAATGAGTCAGATTTCAAGCGCCTTGATGGAACTATTACTGACTATCTACGAACGCTTGACTCGCGTATCCTCTTAAGAATGTTTAGAGCTTACCGCGCTGAGTTGAATGAATTGTTAAGCAAAACAGCACATAACACCGTATATCTAGCTAACGAGAAGTATGATCAAGGCCCACAGCAAGGGTCAGGGTGCTCCCTCACGTCGTTTATTCAAACAACTAGAACAGCATTCTGTAGCTACGTTGGTTACCGAAACATCCAGAACGAATACGGATACGTGTACACTCCCTTGCGAGCATTCGAACAGCTGGGAATCCATAACGGTGACGATGGTTCAAACCCTGACCTGCCCCTCAAGAACCACTTGTGGGCAGCAAAGAAACTTGGACTCATCCTCGTCGCCAATGTGGTGGAAAGAGGTCACAGTGGAGTCACTTTCTTGGCACGCTACTATTCACCACAGATCTGGGAAGGTTGTATTGATAGTATGTGTGACATCAAAAGACAGTTATCTAAATTCCACACAACGGTTCGCTTACCTTCTAATGTGCAACCTGAGCAAAAACTGGTTGAAAAGGCCATGTCATACTTGGCAACGGACGCAAACACCCCAGTACTGGGAGAGTTCTGCAAACAAGTGCTCGAAGTGTCAAGCTACCGGCCGCAAACACCCTTGGGTGTTGGCTACTGGTGGGGGCAATTTGAGCAATCAGTCCAATACCCCAATGCGAATGTTGACAACTGGATGGATGTGGAGTGCGAGAGACTGTTCCCGCAATTCGACAGACTTATGTTTGACAACTGGCTGGCTTCCACCAGGAGCGTCAAGGACTTACTTAGCGCTCCGTTATGCGCAGAGCCAGTGCGAGCTACCCCAAGTGCGCCTGCTGTTGTTGACGGAGAGGTTGTCGAACCTTCCACTCCAAAGCCCGATAATACCAACACCAGTTTGCCTCTACAATCCAATAGCAAACCTCCTTCTGCCGAACGGACACCAAGAAGCGCCAGAGTTACGAATCAAGCCCAAAGAGGCCGAGGCGCCAAAAGCAGAAGTCGAGGAACTTCGCGGACACAACAACCCCCTTCCGCTACGGGGACAACTTTAGTAGCACGTGGGCGTGCCCCAGCACGCCCGCAGTACCGGCGAGTCAAAATTGACTAAATCCCGTCGGTCGTTTTCTTAATTTTCCATGTTCTTCATATGAAAACACTATAAAACAAAACATTTCCC